TGGGCTTAGTAAATTCTTGTTCCAACTTTTGACGTGCTACAGTCATAGCCTTTAAAGCACCAGCTTGACTTTGACCATAGCCTTTAAAACTTTCATCAGCATATTTAGATGACTTAGCAATCCAAGTTTGGAATTGTTTTTGTGTTACATCACCAGTTTTAAGCAATGCTCTAAGTTTGCCCTCTGACATGCCAGCACCACGTGCAAGTGTAGCCATAAAAGTAGGTGCAGCTTTGGTAATTCTACTTAAGGAGGAATAAGTAACTTTGCCAGTAGAGCCAATTCTTTGAAGCCCTGCTGACATTTGGTCAATCTGTTGACCAGTCATTTTAGAGCTATCACCTACACCAGCTAAGGCTTTAGACATTTGCATAGCGCCTTTAAAGCCAATGGTTGACCAGTTAAGCATGTGAGCCTGTAAATCGGATGCTGAATCACCAGCTAAATTAGTGTTAGACTTTAACTCACCAATTTGCTTATCCAGGGCTTGAATCTGTCTAGTGTTCATGCCCATGCCTTTGAATCTACCATTGATCTTAGCAATGGCTAAATTCAAGTTCATGCCCTCTGTATAAGCAGATTTAAGGCTTGATCCTAAATTAGATACAGCATTGCTTACAGCATTACCAAGTGCAGATCCCATAAACACTTCACGCAATGTTCTATGAGTTTCTTGACTTTTTTTGTTAACACTAGAAATTTTAGCTTTTAATCTATCCCATGGTGTAGGATTGATTTTTCTTTGTTCTTCTTCAAGACCACTAACAGCTAATCTAGCTTTGTTTAATGAAGTAGCTGTTTCATTAACTCTGATCTGTTGACGTTTGTAAGCTTCACTGGTAGCACCAGCTTCACTAGCAATACGTTTTAATTCACGAGATTGAATTTCATATTGCTTAGTTAAATTATTGATTGAACTTCTATAGTCACTAATACGAGCTTCATTAGCCTTGTAGTGATTACCTTCACTTTCAAGACGGTCAACATATGACTTTGAAACAGCTGTAGTAGTTTTTAAAGTCTTTTGAGCTTCTGCTAATCCTGACTTGTAGTAAGTGAGAGAGCTTTTAGCCCTATCTTGCTGTTTAGTTAATGATTCAAGACGACTGGTAGCCTTTAAAGTAGTAGCGGCATTTTTTTGAATTGCAGTGCTAATACTTTCATAAGCTTTCTTGCCTTTATCTGTGGAAGCATCAATTTCTTCTTGTTGTTTCTTTAAAGATTTTTGTTTTTCAACTAAAGTATCAATATATTTACGTTGATTCTTAACAGCTTCACTTAAACCTTTATATTTAGCTTCAGCCGCTTCAGTAGTTTTACCAGTACTTTTTAAAACTGCTTCTTGAGCCTTCCATGCACTAGTAGTACTAGATACAGCTTGTCTTAATTGCCTTAATGTTTTTACAGGTTGATCACCATTTAATTTAATATCTGTAATCAGTGAACCAACTGGTATTCTTCCCGCCATTTTTTACCTCCTTTCTGTTTTGTCTAAACTTGCTGCAAAGTCCCATAGGTTCATTGGACGTTTTTCCTTTGGTCTTGCACTCATTACTTCCACAAGACGGTAGTAATCAGTATTTTCATAATCTTCTAAGGACATATGAGCATTAACAATCATTTGTTGTTCTTGATAATCAAAGTCTTCCAGCATTTCCTCATAGGCATGTACTGGATCAGGATCATTAAGCATTGTCGCTTTTGGAATCGTCTACTTGTAAGATTTTTCCAATTAAGTCAGTAACAAATTCACTGACATCACCTGGATCAGAATCTTCAATCTTATCTACTTGTGCATCTGATAAATGAAGAATCTTCTTTAAAAACTTTTCTTCTTCATCCAAAAGATTTTCTTGTGCAGTTAAGACATCAAGAATTGATTGATCATCATCGTCTTTGACCTTGTTAATTGCAATTGATAATTCTGCAAAAGTCTTTTGTGCCTTAAGACATGCACGTACATTTTTTACAGTTGTTTCAACTTCAAAAGTAGTTAAGTGCAGCTTTTTACCATTGATTTTTACTGACATTGATTGATATTCCTTTCAAAAAAGAAAAGAACGGCTTTTACACCGTTCTTGACAAAGATATTGATATTAATTTGCCACCACTACCCACCCTGCTAATTATTAGTGAGTAGTTGATGATGAAGGAATAGTGTCCTTATGAGTAGCATCATCAGGTCCCTTGTGAGTTGGATCATCAGCAGTTGAACCAGTTACAGTACCTGAAATAATCCAATTAAGCATCTTGTCGAAGTCGAATCCATCTTCATCTGAATAGAATTTTTCGTAAACCAAACCATCTGATGGACGTGCAGCGGCATTTAAAGTGAAGGTATCGTGTACCAAAGTTGGGTTTTCATTATCAGTACCCATAGTTAAATCACCGCCAGGTTTCAAATTGCCATATGGCAACGCAAAGTAAAGATCAACGCCAATGTTTGAGTTATATGAGTGAGCAATAACACCACCATATGCCAATGGGGTTGAGTCCTTAGCCATGTTCCCAAAGCCTAACTTGCTGTCCTTTTCAAGACCTACAATTGCATCATAGAAATTGTGCGGAATGTCGTTAGCACCAAAAGTACCAGTAATTTGATATGCACCAAAGTGTTGTTCAGCTTTTGCGTTAGAACCATAGACAGCTTGTGCAGTACGACTTAAACCAGTGATGTTAGCTTGAGTAGCACCTTTAGATGATTCCAAATCAATCTTAAATACACCATCTTTACCAATATTAGTGGTCAAACCACCTTTGGATTCATCGGTAACTAACTTACCGTCCTTGTCATATTTGAAAACAAGTAAATCATTTAAACCTTGAAGTTCCATTTTTCTCTCCTTTTAATTTGAAAGCTAATTGTTGGCTCACCAGAATTAGGGTCATATGTGTGCCCTGTAAAACTAGCTACGATTTGCCAACCATTAGCTACGAAAAAAGACATGAGCGAGTGTTCAAATTCGTTCATGTTTACTTTTGTGTTTTTACTATAAAAAACGTTTATCGCTAAACGTTGTATCTGTTCCGTGTATTGGTTACTACCTGATTCTGTAAAATCAAAATTCACTTCACTAACAAGTATATCCACAGAATCACGTGGAGTACGCTCACTAGTACCAACTGCAAAACTGTAGGCTTTATGCAATTTAGGAAGATTAGAGCTGTTTAGCAAATCTACTACCTGTTTTGCTACAGTACTCATTTATCTAAAATCTCTCTGAATTTTTCAGCATTAGCTTTTAGTACTGCTTCTGCAGCTTCCTTTTCTGCATGATCTTTAAAATGAAGGTTGGATATTTCTTTTTGAGACATATCACGTGTCCCATCATTTACAAAACGAGCGACCATTGCATTATATTTATCTTCCCAGCCTACTGAAGTATCACCAGTATTACCATCGTTGACTTCATAACCTGCTTTATAAGTTATAGCGTCACGCATGTGTTTAGACTTACGGCCATGACCAGCTGACCGTGCATGTGCATAGCTTGTATGAGACATTGGAGTGTTCTTTTTAAGCACTTCAGCGTAAGTCTTAGCCCCTTCACCAGTGATAGCTGATTTTTGACTAGTAGATAGATCAACTTTTTTAGTGATCTTATCTAGCCAATCATTTAGGCCTTTATCTAAATCAACCATCACGGTCTGTCACTTTTGTGAGAGTTATGAGATCGCCTGCAGTTGGATTTTGAAATGGATCAAGATTGATGTCACTCACTTCATACAATTTCCCATTGTATTGAGCATGAGTAATACCATCATAATTTCTGCGATGGTGAATAACGACAATAAAAGATTCATCGTGATGATGTCCTTGATTTTGAATCATTTGAGTAGTAGTTAAGCCCCATCGACCACATAAAGTAGGGCTAGTTAATGCTTTAAATTCATTAGTAAGAAGTCCATTATCATCTTCACTATCTTCTACAGTACCAAAAGTGATCCTATTACTCAGTCGGTCCCATGTCTGTAGTTGTACCATCGTCATTCACCACCTTTGTTTCATCATAGGCCCCACGGAGTTGGCCTATAATCTGCTTAGCCGTTGTACTTGATACAGCAGATGTAGGATGCAAAAACCAATTAGCCGCAATTGCATTAACTGCTAACTTATACAGTTCAAATACTGATTCAGTTTTGTAAAAACTTTCATCAGCATCTTCACCAATTGCGCCTTGAACATAATTTTCAGCACCTTTCAATGCCGTTTTCATACGTTCTTCATCACTAGAATCAAGCGCATCATCGTCAGGTAAGTAACCAAGTGAGCGTTTAAGCCCATCATCAACTGTTAAGTAAGTGGTCATCATTGATCACCTAATTTCTATTAGTGATTAGCAGATCCAGCTTGAGTGCCACCGTTATCAGATGGAACTTGAACTGATTGCATAAGCATTGGTTGACTCTCAACCTTGTCAAATGAACCAGATACAATTGCTTCATCATCCCAAATCTTGGTATCAAATCTAAGCAATGCACGAATAGCAGTTTGATTACGTCTAAATGCCTTATCAGCAATGTTAGAAGTAAGCAATGACATTTGTTGACGATCGTATAAATGAATAAATTCCTTAAAGTTACCAAAGTAGAAGGGGTGGCTTTGGTACTTACCACTAGCATTAGTGTTGTTAGGTAACCAAGTATCTTCAACGACACGAACATTTACATATTGCATGCCGTCCATATTGAAAGTGGTTTGTTGAGTACGTGGGTCTACACTCATTGCACGTGTACCATCTGACATACGCACTTTAGCTAATGCTAAGAAACCAGATTTATTAGTTAATAAAGTAGCGCCACCCCATAAAGCCATATCTAATTGACCTAAAGCATCAATAATATCATCGAGCTTAGTAATAGTAGCCTTCTTTTGTGATTTAGGAAGTAAGCCAATGATCTTTGAATTATAGGTAACAACATTCTTACGTGCAATATGTTGGTTTAACCATGATTCAATATTTGCATTTGAATCATTGATTAAATCATTAGGCGCAAAGAATACATCACCGTAGTCGTGGATGTTGTAACTAAGTTGCTTAACAGAACTATAGTCGCCTTCCTTAATATCTTTATCTTGCCATGCGTAAGTTGAGTTATTAGTTGAATCATCAGGAATATCATCCAATTGATCCATTGGGGTAATATTTGAAAATGGTTCAATATTTCTAGTTCCATGATCAGTACCAACGTTTTCAATAGTTACCAAATCACGTAAGTCATCATATTGACGCATCAAAGTATTAATTTGAGTTTGTTGGTCGTCTGGGATAGTCAAACCAGCGTTACCATCTGAAGTTGAACTTGATGATAAGTTTTCCATATACTTCATTGGATGTTTAAGCATATCCTTGAAACCAGAAATAACATCCTTTGATTTATCTTCAGTCTTATTTTCAATAGGCTTTGATGCTGGTTTATTAACCTTTTGAGCTTCTACAGCATCATCATAATTTTGTTTAGCAAAATTACGAGCTTGAACCGCTTTGTTATAAGCTTCAGCTGCCTTTTTCATATCTTCAGCAGAAACGGATTCGGGATCTGCTTCATAGTTCTTTTGCAAAGCTACCTTCTTATTAAAGAGATCAGTAACTTTATTGCCTGCTTCAATCCAGGCATTTTGTAATTCTTGTAAATTCATGTGTTCTCTTCTTTCTATTGCCACAATAAAAGAGACAAGTCTTTTTTGACTTGCCCCTTATCTGTATCTTCTTGTTTATTTTCAATGGGTTTAGAGTCAGCATTGGACTTTTTATCATGAATTAATGCTTTAATCTTACGAATTGCATTGTCACTTAAAACGGGTACTCCGTAAGCATTCACAACCGCTGGTGCTTGATCATTCTCAAACATAATAGAATCAGCAAAGCCTTTATCTACTGCTTGTTTAGCATTCATCCAAGTAGTTTCACACATCATACGGTAAACTTCTTGCTTATCTAAACCTGTTCGCTTGCTATAAAGATCAACATAAGCTTGATCCATAGAATCTAGCGATTGCATTGCACTAGCAAAATCATCCACATTGCCTTCAACACCACCGCTAACTCTATGAATCATCATTTGAGCAGTTGGCGACATTTCAACTTTGTCAGCCGCTAGTGCAATCCATGAAGCAGCAGAACAAGCTTGACCAACTACTTGAGCTGTTACATTACCTGGGTACTTCTTTAAAGCGGTATACATTTCTGAGCCTGCATCAATGTAGCCACCAGGTGAATTAATCTCTAATGTAATATCTTGACCATTAGCATTGCTCAAAGCCTCATTTAATTGATTAGGGCTAGTCACTTCATATCCTAGAAATGAATAAATATCACCTAAATTATTGGGTACGATTATTCCCTTGACCGGTACTGTTGTCATCGTCTTCACCTCCTTCATTTGCTGGAATTATTGGTTTATCGGGAGTTGGCAAATCATCAGGTAAATAACCATAATGTTGCAAAACATACCGTCCTTGATTGCCTGACAAAATACCCTTGCTTGATAAATCACCAATTTCAGATGCAAAGTTATCACCAGTTGCATCAATAGCTGGTCTAATGTCATAAGTAATTTGACTATTTAATTTATTAGACAATTCACCTTGAACCGCACCAGCATAGCGATTAAGAGCTTTAGCATATTGCCCACCAATTTGAGTAATATTACTTTGCTGGTCGCCTTGACCATTAAGGTAAGAATCAGGCACGCCATAGACCTTTGCAATTTGCTTACCAGTCCAATCTGCTTGTGAAAGTAACTTAGCTACATCACTTTTTACTTCAAGTGGCTGGTAAGTTTCCAAATCATCTAAGACAATTGGTCCATTATCAGAACTATTAACCTGACGCATAAACTCACGTGATCTAGCTGATTTTTTCTTCCAATCAAGTAAACCACCGCCTTGAATACTTAAAATCCCAGGTGCTTCCACAGATTGAGAGAGAGCATGTAATGTTAAACGATTACTTGCATTCTTGATATTCAATTCATTAGCTAACCCAGTAAGCGGAGAAACACCAGTCTTACCACCGTTTTTGGATACAAGCCTGATATGAATAACATCGCTGTGCGGTACATTCTCTTTTGGCTGAATATCAGGCTCATCAAAATTGATGTTATATGTTAGCCCTGAGCCATCTTCTAAAAGCAATGTTTGGACCTGAGACGGTCTTAAAAACTCCCAATATAAATCAACGCCATTGATATTTCTCCATCTGTAGGCATAAGCATTGCCGTCTAACAGTAGCTGTGCAAACATTCCTTGCCAGAAACTAAACCCATTAGTCA